CAGGAAGGCACCGACGACGGCCCGCGGGTGGTCCGTCAGACGTACCGCATTTGGGCAACAGGAGGCTAAAACATGGCATTCATCGCAAACGGCACAAGCATCAGCATCGCTGGCACCCCCGTGGATGCCACCGATATCAGCATTTCGGCCAGCAGCGCCGTTGTGGACGCTACGGCCCTCAACTCGGTACTGAGTACGGCCATCCAGGGCCGTCCGACCGTGACCGGGTCGGCGACGATCCACACGGACAACGCCACCGGGCTGACGCTCGCGCAGAAGTTCTGCGGGGCCACGCCATCTACGGGCGCAATTACGGTGGTCATCTTCGCCAGCGGCGCCGGTAGTGGAGGCGTCGACTTCAGCGGAAACGCCATCATCACCGGCTACAGCCCGACCTACACCAACGACACCGTGCACTCGGCGACCGTGACCTGGCAGTACGTCGGCGAAATTACGGCGGCCCGGGCATGACTTGGCGCACGTTCACCAGCGAGGCAGTGGCCGGTTACCCGGCCGTGCTCGAGGTCCGGCCCATTACGGTCGGCGAGTGGCGGAAGGTCGAGCAGCTGGACGACGACGCCCGGCAGTCGTTCCTGCTCGAGTCGTGCACTCGGGTGGACGGCGTGCCGGGCTCGACGGCGCTGGACGTGCATGTGGCCATGGCACTCGTCCAGGGGGTGATGGCAAACCCTTGGAGTGGACCGCAGCCGACCGCATAGAGCGGCTGCTGACGGTCCTGGCGTACGGGCTGACTCGTCAGCCGCAGACGGTGGTAGAGCCTTGGCGCAAGCCAGGGCAGACTGACTGGATGGCAACCCTCGGGAAGGTGGCAACGTGGCGAAGCTAGGACTCTCAATCGGGATCGACGCCGACGTGACCGGCCTGCGCAAGATGGGCCAGCAGGCCACGGCGCAGCTCGAGGGCATCCGCGGGCAGTTCAACCGCATGCAGGGCCTGTTTGCCGCTGGGATGGCGTCTCCGCTGTTTCAGGCCATCGGCAGCTTCTACGAGGCCAACCGCGAGGCCCGCAAGACGTTGGCGGAACTTGTCCGGCCATTCTCGGCCAAAATCGTCGAGGCGGAAGTGTCCGCCATGCAAGCCAAGATGGTTGCCGGGCAGCGCATGGTCGGGCTGGGCATGGACGAGATGGAGGCCGCCAGGATTAGGCGTGACGCCCAAAAGGAAATCGGCACCGGCCTGATCGCCGAGGGCCCTGGCGGGATGGTGTCCAAGAGCATGGAAAGTTTCTTCACTAGTCCCGGTTCGTACCTGACGAACGTGACGCGTGGCCTCGAGGGCAACCTGGACAAGGTGATGCAGGACATGGGCATCGGATTCCGCATGCTCGGCGGTGGCGCCGGTGCCAGTGACCTCGAGAAGATGCAGATGCAGGCCGCTGGACTCCGCAGCCAACTTGGCTTCGCCATGGCAACCGGTAGCGGCGAGTCGGTCGAATCGCTGAACCTGCAGCTGCTGCGCGTGCTCGAGCAGATCAAGCAGAACACCGATAGGAGCCGCTGATGGCGTGGCAAGTATTCAGACAGCACAACCAGCAGTCGCTGACGATCGGAATGGAACCGACCGAGGCCGTGCACACCACCCGGTTCCTCGTGGCACAGGACGACCCGGCCTACGTCGGGACCAGCGAGGACAGCTGGAACGTCTACAACTCGATCAAGGCGCAAACTGCACCGTTCGACCAAATCGAGGCGCTCGGGACCCGGCTGGCACTTGGCACCATCGACGGCGGGCTGGCCCAGTTCATCGTGCAGGACATCAGGGTGGAAACCCACCCCGACCGCGCCAACACCTACATGGTGACATCGAGCGCCAGGGGGCCGGTGGTCGGCGTGGCGCCGTTCCGAGGCGTCAAGACAAGCCTGCAGAGTTCCGAGCGCAAGGCGTCGCAATACATCCGACCGGCTGCGGCGTCGTTTCCAACGAACGGCACCATTGCTTGGCCGCCCAGCACGCTGATCGCCAGCGGCACCGTAACCAACATCATGGGCACGCCGTTCATCAGGTCAGTACGGCAGGAGCTGTTCCGGGTCGAGTTCTTGGTGAATGACACCAACTCCGCGCTGGGCTACACCAACGTGCCTGCAAACATCACCGAGGACCTGCTGAAACGAAACTCGGCAGCGTTCGCCGGTTACGCCGCTGGCACCGTCCTGTTCCAGTCGTACGAGCGGCGCTACGTAAGTGACTCCGTCAGCATGGACGTGTACACGTTTCTGTACGACGAGTGGTTTCACCTCGAGCAAATCCCCATGCGCAACCCGGTCGACGGATCAATTTGGGCCGACACCACAATTAGCGTGGGTGGGTCGACCATGAAGGCCACCGCCAGGGCAGTCTGGTATCAGGCATACCCCGACACGGCTGCTTTCCACACGGCTGGCGTGATCCTGCCCACCGAAGTGCTCGACATTCTGTCCAACCCCAAGCCCGCTTGGCCATGACCGGATTCCTCCAACCATCGGTCTATGCACCTGTCGGCCAGTCTGCCGATGCGTTCAACCTCATGGTTGAGGCTGCGCAGTTCGTCACGGCCAACCGTGGCCAACTTGAGAACCTGCTGCTGCAACGTGGTGCCGTCGTGTCGTGGCACCCCATGACAGTGACCGGCAGCGCGCTACTGACCTCCAACCGGTGGACGTACACCCTGAGCAAGGCCCAGCCGCAGGCTACGCCCACCAACATCACGACCATTACCGAGACCGACGCCATCGGTGTCACGGCCTACAACCTGGCGGAGTACGGCAACACCGCAGGCACAGCGGCCGGTGGAGTGAACGCAACGCGGGCCAACGCGGCCGGTTTCACGCTGCAGCCGGTGCCCAATGGGGCGTTCGTAATGGCTGCCATGGTCTACACGGCCGGAGGGGTGACCGTGGCGCTGTTTGAGCGCATGAACCAGTATGACGGTGAGTGCGTGTCGGCCCTAACGGTTTCGGTTGACGGGGGGACCTACTGATGTCCGACCAAATCCGGCTCAAGCGCTCGAGCACGGCGGGATCGGTGCCCACGACGGCGCAGCTGCTCGAAGGGGAACTGGCCGTCAACACGGCCGACGGGGCTATCTACTTCGAGGTGACCGGCCCAGCCATCGCCAAGATCGACGGCCGCAAGGCGACGGTCCAGGCGTTCACCTCTAGCGGGACTTGGACGAAACCAGCCGGTGCCAAGGTAGTGTGGGCCATCATGGTCGGCGGTGGTGGCGGCGGTGGCAGCGGGCGCCGCGGGGCGGCCTCGAGCGCTCGAGGTGGTGGCGGCGGCGGCGGCGGGGCCGCGGTGACCGAGACGACATGGCAGGCGGCCGACCTGCCAGCCACGCTTGCCGTGACGATCGGCGCTGGCGGCTCGCCTGGCGCCTCGAGAACGACCAACGACACCAACGGCGCGGCGGGCGGCAACGGTGGCACGACTCGTCTGGGCGACTCGCCAGGCACGTACGGCCGAGCCGTCGGTGGATCGCTTGGCCAAGGCGGGACGACCTCGGGCGGCTCGGCAGGAGCAGCGCAGACCGGCGGCCTGTTTGACGGCGGCGCGGGCGGTGGCGGCGGCACGCGCAACGCGACCGACGCGCCGCTCTACGCGAAGGGGAGCGGCGGCGGTGGCGGCGGTGCTGGCCTGTCGGCGGCCAATCTGTACGGCTACGGCGGCGCAGGTTCAGGCACGGCTCGCATCGGGATTACGGCGGCTGGCGGCAACGTGGACGACCCAGAGGATGCGCAGCCGGGCAACAGTAACGGCGTCGTTGGCACTGGCGGCGGTGGTGGCGGCTCGGGCCTCGCCATGGCTGGACAGCCTGGCGCAGTAGGCGGGATCGGCGGTGGTGGCGGCGGTGGGGCCGCGAGCGAGAACGGCTACGCCAGTGGCGCTGGTGGTGCTGGCGGTGGCGGGCTGATCGTGTTCGTGACGTACTACTGAGGAGGCAGCATGCGGTGGGCAATCGTTCTAGGCGGCATCGTGGACAACATCATCATTTGGGACGGTGACACGGCCCGCTGGGCCCCACCGGCTGGCGCCGAGGCCATCCAACTGGCCGAGGGCCAAGCATGCAGCATCGGCTGGGAGTGGGACGGCACGCAATTCTCCGAGCCCGCTGAGCCATGAGATGGCTGGCCGCCATCGTCGTCGTCGTGGCGAGCTCCTGCGCTGGTCCGAGCGAGCGGATTGCCGCCAACACGACCGCCGTGCGTCAACTCGCGCACAGCAGCGGCCGACGCTTCGAGCGCATCGCCGACGAGACAACCCAACCGGAACCAAGCCTGCCGACGATTCGCGGTGAGGCCGAGGCCGGGCAGGGCGAGCAGGCGCGTATCCTCGACGCCGTGGATCTCATCTACATGGCGCTGACAGGCGTGGAGGACCAGGTGCCCTGGTGGGTGGCGCCTCTCGTCTGGGTATGCATCGCGCTCGCCGTGCTCGGCGTCGGTTTCATCGTGTGGCACACCGGCGTAGGACGGCTGGTCAAGGGCTGGCTGGGCATCGTGACGCCGACGGAGCGCCGAGCGGCCGAACTGACGGCCAGCCTGATCGACTTGACGCCCGAGCAAGCGGTGGCCGCGGTGGCCGAGCTGCGCCGGGCTGATCCGACGTTTGATGCTGCATTCCGGCGTGCAGCACCAATCCGCACTCCCAGCCGGAAGAGGAAATGACAATGGCCAGTTTCATCGGTAGTTTGTGGTTCGCGTTGCTCCTGGGCGTCTGTGGCTTTGTGGCAGGCAACCTGTTCCCGCTGTCGAAGTTCAAGAAGTGACGCTGGTACGCACCTGCTGCTGTCAGGGCTGCTTTGCCAACGACGATTGCCCAGTGCCGTACACCGGGCTGGGCGATTTCACGTACGAGGCCACGGTGGATACCGGGGCCATCGCTGGCAACTTTGCGCTGCAGGCGATTACAGATATCCGGGTGAATCCGAGGCTGGACCCAAACCCGTGCTATGCCTCCAACACCGTCAGGGATAAGTGCTGCATTACGGGATCGAGCTGCACGCCACCAGTCGACACGTTGGTGGAGAAATACTTTGACCGCATGATGGTGCCGGAGGTGCTCATCGAGCGCACGAACTATCCGTGCTACACGGTGATCAGCAGCCCGAAAGCATTTCCGGGCCTTGTGCTCGAGAAGAAATGCAGTGCCGACCGTACCGTCGAGGGTCGTGGCTGCTACGACGTGGGGACCGACTGCTCGGAGCTGTTCCCGGATTGCTACCAAGGACCGGCGCCAAACTTTTACACAGAACTGGGCGCCGTTCAGGGCGCATACGCAGCGGATTCCAACGGCCAGGCGTGCGGCGATTACACCATGGACTTCATCAATGGTGTTGACTTCGGTGCGCTGACCGTTGGCAGCGGCACCATCCGCATGCGCAGGAACGCCCAGTCGACGTTTAGCACTCAGGTCATCAGCGGCAGCGGGCTGACGAACATTTCCTACTGGCACCGAGCGAACATCTGCGACAGCACGAGCCCGACAGAATGTGGTCCGTGCACGCAGAACCAAGGCAACGCTGGGCAGCGCTGTTCCGAGGGAAGGTGCTGCTGCCGCAGCGTGCTGCAGTTCACTTTCGAGGTGAAGCGGGCCTATTCCAACTGGGTGGTGGCATGGAATAGCGTGGCCAATGCGTTCACGTTCACGCCAGGCGCTGTGCAGTATTGGATTCAAACGGTCCGATGCATTTACGAGGGCCCAGTGGATGAGCGGCTATACCTCGTGACTGGCACGTCGGCCCAGCGGACGTTTACCCTGCTGAATGCCACCATATTTGAAGACACGTTCAACCAAGGACCGGGAACGGACGCACGGCAGTGGACGCTCGACTTCTGCCCATATGAGGTGAGCGGCGCGCCTGGCACCGTGTCTGGCGGTGGCGGTGTTGCACCAACGTCAATCGTGGATGACGAGTGCGAACTATGTGTGCCTGCAAGCCCGCCAGTTCCAGGGGTTCTTTCAATGGAGCAGGCCGAGCGCCTGGGCATCAAGCGCCTGATCACCGTGACGAGGACGACCCCATGAAGCGCTGGCGCATGACACCGAGCGGCGAGCCTGAGGTCACCGAGGGCCCAGGGCTGGGCGACATGGTCCGAGGAGCTGTAGGCGTAGCCAAGGCAGCGCTAGGCGTGCAGGCGGCACCGGTGGCCGAGGTGCAGGCCCGCTGGGCGTTCTGCCAGCAGTGCGATCAGCACGACTGCGGCCGGTGCCTGGCCTGCGGCTGCTTCACTGGCGCCAAAGTGCGAGTGGCTGGCGAGTCGTGCCCGCTCGGCAAATGGGTCGCCGTCACCGTCGACACCCAGCCGCCAAAGCCGTGTTGTGGCCGAAAAAGTGGATAATCGCACCTCGGACCTATAGACAGGTGCAAAGAGTGACGATATCAAGTGATAACCAACGTCCACACCGTTGGTAACTAGGGTCACTGGCAACGCCCAAAAGCCGCGTTTTTAGGCTGTCTTCACGTCCGAGAATATGTGTTCTGTTTTGCGATAACACTTGGCTTTTAAGGTTATCCCGGAAAGCGGACGTAAAAGACGGACGTTGACTTTGACTCCTGCAAGCGGCTTTTGGGGCCGTCTGCACCTTCTCCGTCGTGTGGTTTGGAGTCACTGACATGGAACGTCCTGAACCGTCTGAACTGGCCGACGACGGCCTGCCCCTGTCCGACATCGACCCGCAAACTGGCTGGATGTACGGGGAGGTGGGGGCGTGAAGCACAGCGAGACCATCGGCGCCATCGCCAAGGCGCTAGCTGCTGCCCAGCGGGCCATCCGCCCGGCTATCAAGGACGCCACCAACCCGCACTTCCGCAGCCGGTACGCCGACCTGGCGGCCATCGACGAAGCCTGCCGCCCGCATTTGGCGGCCAACGGCATCGCCATCCTGCAGGCATCGTCGTTCACCGACGGATGCGCATGCTGCACGACCACCCTGGTACATGCGGACAGCGGCGAGTGGTTCGCCGCGACCCTCAGCCTGCCCGTGGAGCGGCCGACTCCGCAGGCCATCGGCTCGGCGCTGACGTACGCCAGGCGTTACAGCCTCTCAAGCCTTGCCGCCGTTCCGGCTGGTGACGACGACGGAGAAGCTGCAGAAGGGCGGGGGGATCCGCGCCAAGCCCGTGGGGGACCTTCCCTGTCCCCTCCGGTCGTGGTGCCCCCGCCCACTGCGGTCGTCCCGTTCGACCCGCCTGCACCGTTGGCCTACGACGCCGACCTGCCCAAGGACGCTCCCGACCCGTACCCGTGCGCGTACAAGCCCGAGGAGCTGCGGCCAGTGTGGCGAGCGCGAGAGGGCGACGTTCCATCGAGCCGCTCGAGGACGTACTACACCGACGCCGTCGGCAAGATCATCAGCATTCAACTGCCGGACGGGCCGAAGAAGCCCACCCGCGTGCTGCTGTGGTCGACCACCAGCCAGGGCGGCGTCTACTTCTCGTCGTTCCGGTCGTGGACCCAGCCAGAGGGGGCTGGTGCCACGATCCGGCTGACCGGCGTGACGAGCACCGAGAAGGACGGCAAGCGCTACTGGAACTTCGAGCGTGCCGAGAAGGCCACGCCCATCGACCTGGGGGACCACCATGACCTTCCGTTCTGACGATGACACCGTGTCGTGGGGGGCCAACTGGCACTCCCTGCTCCGCGCCTTCCCGGCGCTCACCCGAGCGCCCGAGGCCCAGCAGCAAGGGTTCCACGAGCGCTTCGGCAAACTCGACCAGCGGCTGGTGGCGCTGGCCATCGAGCGGGCCCGCGAGTCCAAGACCGGCAACACCATCACGGTGGAGTACTTGCAGAAGGGCTACGCCAGGCTGGTGCCACGCTACGACGCCGAGCAGCCGTCCATGGCGGCTCGGATCGTGTCCTACTGGTCGTTCGCGCCACGGGGCACGGGCAAGGCCGCTGGGCCCTTCCGGACGGCAAGGGAGGCCGAGAGGGCGGGCGGCCGCCCCAAGGCCCTGTGGGTCAAGCCCGGCGACGGGTCGTGGTTCGCTGACCTCGAGGACACCGAGCCGCTGCCCAGGGAAGACCAGTGTGACGCCCTGTTACACGTCGAGGCGCTGCTGTCGACGCTGCCGCGCCACGATGACAAGGGTGCTTGGCACCTGACGGAGCCCGGCCATTTCCAGCAGTTTGTCGATGGTGGGCGGGCGCTCCTGGCGGCCCCCCCTAGAACCCCCCCATTGGGAGTTGAAGCACCCGAGGAGCGTGCGAGCCCAAGCGAAGCATCGTCCCGCAGGGCGCTTCATACCTCCAGCACTGGGGGTTTGTCAACCCCCCCCAACGGAATTAGAGACGCAGGCGGACTGCGTCTACCGACGCACCGCCTGTCGGACGAGATGGTGGAACGATTCGCACAAGCCATCGACCGGCGGGATGACGGATCGCCCTATGGGGCGACCGCACCCGGCGGTCGAGGAGGTGACAAATGAAGAAGCTGCTCTACGAAGACATGGTGGCGCACCTACGAATGAAAGAGAGATCGCTGCGCGATCTAAGAACGGAAATGCAAAAGGAAGGCAAGCCATTCGACAAGCAGCTACACGATGATCTCAACCTGATTCACAATCTTTTGGCGGTGGTTCAGCAACAAAGCAAAATGAGTTCCCAGCGTGATAAGGCGCTGCAGGAAGTTCTGGACTCCAAGAACGAGCGACGCCAGTGGCTCGAACGTCTTTGCCTACTTTCCATCGACATGCGAGAACTGGCGCAGGAAGTCCGTTTCGCTGCCCTTGCGAAGTCACTGCCAAAAAAGGAGGTGCAGAATGAAGCTTAGTGAGATTGAATCAACCGTTAAGGCCATCGAGGCCCTAGCGGACCGGGCCGTCGAATTGAGGCGCGATAGGGATCACGTCTACGCGCAGCTGCGCATGCTCGAGGTCGAGAACGCCAGGCTGCGCGCCAGGCTGTCCCACTACGAGACGAACGAAATTGAGCGCCGACTGGCAGACGGGACTGGCTGATGGGGCGCATGCAGAGAAACAAGGGCGCCAGGGGAGAACTCGAGGCCGCCGAGATGCTGCGCAAGCATTTAGGCATCGCTGCCGAGCGGGCAGCTCGCAACGGCGTCGACGGCGCCAGCGACCTCGATACCTCGATGACGTTCTGGAAGTGGGAAGTGAAGCGCTACGCCCGCCTGGGCGTGGAGTCGATCATGCAGCGGGCAGAACTTGACCAGGCGGCCAGCGCCATCAGGCTCGACCACACGGCGCTCCTCATGCGGGCCGATGACTGCGAGTGGCTGATCGTCCTGCGCCTACACGACGTGCCGCAGTTCCTGCGGGACCTCGAGATCCAACGCATGCGGGATCCCTGATGGGACTACCTCGCAAGTGGGATCCGATGCTTCCACCAAAGCCCGAGCCCAAGGGCAAGGGCAGGGGGCGTGGGCACGAATGGCATAGGTTCAAGGAGAAGCTACGCAAGGCGCGTGGTATCTACGCGTGTGAGCACTGCAGGGCCATCGTGGATTACCTCGAGGCACACCATGTCGTCGCAGTGCATGACCATCCATCGCGTGAG